GGTCGCAAGCGGACCTCGAAGATCGTCGACAACACCGCAGGCCAAGCCCTTCGGACCCTGTCAGCAGGTATGATGTCTGGCATGACCAGCCCAGCGAGGCCGTGGTTCCGCCTCGTCGTCGATGATGAGTTGATGGATCAGGCAGGCGTTAAGGCGTGGCTCGGTCATGCGGAGCTGGCGATGCGTCGTATCCTATCCAGCACAAATTTCTACAACATGGCCGCCACCGCCTACACAGAGCTGGGCGCGTTCGGCACGATGGGCGTGATCCGCCGCCAGCATCCGAGCAAGCTCGTCCACTACCGCCCCCTGACGGCGGGTGAGTACGCCATCGCCGAGAACAGTTTCGGAGAGGTGGACACCCTCGGTCGCAAGTTCACGATGACCGTCGCCCAGATCGTCGAGCAGTTCGTCATGGACAAAGCGAGCGGGAAGGAAGACTGGTCGAAGGTCAGCAGCGCGGTCAAGCGCCTGTGGGATCAGAAGAACTTCGACGAGAACGTGTCGATCATCCACATGATCCAGCCCCGCCGCCCAGAGATGCGCGACGCCACCCGCAAGGACGGCAAAAACCGCGCCTTCATGGATGTCTACGTCGAAGAGGGCGCGGACAAAGAGGTCTTTCTGACCGAGAGCGGCTACGACAGGTTCCCCGCCTACTGCCCTCGCTGGGACGTTCTAGGCGGCGACGTCTACGGCGTTAGCCCAGCAATGGAGCAGCTCGGCGACATCAAGCAGTTGCAGCACGAACAGAAGCGCAAAGCTCAGGCGATCGACAAGATGGTCAGCCCGCCGATGCGGGCGCATACATCGCTGAAGGGCAGGCCTACGACGGTGCTGCCCAGCGGCGTAACCTACGTCGATCAGGTGGCAGGCGGCGTCGGGTTCGAGCCTTTGTACACCGTGCAGCCACGCATCCAAGAGATGATGATGGACATCCAAGAGGTCCAGTACCGCATCCAGCGCGGCTTCTACGCCGACCTCTTCGCCATGATGATCAACAGCGACCGACGGCAGATGACCGCTACCGAGGTCGCAGAACGGCATGAGGAGAAGCTGGTCCTGCTCGGCCCTGTCCTGCAGCGGATCAACGTCGAGTTCCTCGACCCGCTGATCGAGGACGTGTTCCTGTTCGCCCTGCAGGCGGGCATGCTGCCAGAACCTCCGCAGGGGCTGCTGGAAGCAAACATCGACATCAAATACGTCTCGCTGCTGGCGCAGGCCCAAGAGGCTGTGGCTGCCGCGTCTATCGAGCGGACGTTCGGATTCGCAGGCAACCTCGCTGCGGTCATGCCGGACATCCTCGACAATCTCGACGCCGACGAAGCCATCCGCCAGTACAGCGAGATCCTCGGCAACGGGCCGAACATCCTGCGCGAGGCCACCGACGTGCAGAAGCTGCGACAGCAGCGACAGCAGGCGATGCAGCAGCAGCAGGAGATGGAGCAGGCGGCTGTCATGGCGCAGACCGCGAACCAAGGCGCTCAGGCTGCCAAGGTGCTGTCCGAGGCTGACACCACCAACCCGAACGCCCTCGGCGCTCTGTTGCAGGGCGGTGGCGTCTGATGGCTCGCAAAGTTGTATATGACGCTGCTGATGCGGCGCAGGTGGCCGCAGCCGAGAAAGAGGCTGCGGATCGCCAGCAGGATCTGTCCTACATCCTGAAAGAGCCTAGAGGTCGCCGCTGGCTCTACGACCTGATCTATTCGAAGTGCCATGTTGACCGGCTCAGTCATGTGCCGAACGACACTCACACCTCGGCCTTCCATGAGGGTGGCCGGTCCATCGGGCTGTCGCTGCTGGAAGAAGTACGCACCGAACAGCCCGCCCTTTTCCTGATGATGCTCAAGGAGAACCTAGATGACTGACGAAACACAACCCGCAGACATTCTCGACGTCGCGCCCGCTGCGGATGCGGCGGAGGGGCAGCCCAAGGCCGACAACAAGGCCATCTTCGACGACAAGCCTGACGTGAAGCCTGTTGACCAGAAGGCAGAAAACGTGGATAAGGGTGACCAAGCTGGTGACCTGCTGTCGGACGACGGGGCCTCTGGCGATGAAGGAGTGCCAGACCAGTACACCTTCGACGCTCCTGACGGCTCTGAAGTCGATCAAGAGCGGCTCGACCAATTCGGCGCGTTTGCCAAGGAACTGGGCATCACCCAGAACCAGTATCAAAAGCTCGTCGAGTTTGAGTTGCAGCGGACGCAGGAGGCCACCGAGGCTGCCGTGTCCATCTGGAACACCCGCGTTGACGCTTGGCGACAGGCGTCTCTGGCTGACAAAGAGATCGGCGGCCAGTCGTTTGAAGCGAGCAAAGGGATGGCGAAGAACGCCGTCAACCAGTTTGCAGATCCCGACTTCCGCGCACTTCTGAAGTCACCCACAGCGGACAACCCAGAAGGTCTGGCCCTGTCGAACAATCCAGCCATGCTGCGCTTCCTCACCCGTATTGGGAAGGTACTGGCCGAGCCGTCGCTCTTGGACGGCAGCGGCGCTCCAACCCCCTCGCAGGACGCTTGGGACCGGATGTACCCCTCGATGCGAAAAGAAACGGCGTAACCCCAAGGAGTAATTGCAAATGGCAACTCTCAGCGTCAAGAACCCGACCCTCGCCGATCTGGCAAAGGTCACCGACCCCGACGGCTCGATTGCCGACGTTGTCGAAATCCTGAACGAGACCAACGAAATCCTAGCGGACATGACTTGGCTCGAAGGCAACATGCAGACCGGTCACCGCTCGACCATCCGTTCCGGCATCCCTGCACCGACGTGGCGTAAGCTCTACGGCGGCGTCCAGCCGAACAAGTCGCGCACCGTTCAGGTCACGGACACCTGCGGCATGCTGGAAGCCTACGCCGAAGTCGACAAGGCTCTGGTTGATATGGCTGGCAACCCCGCTGCTTTCCGCATGCAGGAAGATCGCCCGCACGTCGAAGGTATGAACCAAGAAGTTGCGGATACGCTCTTCTACGGCGACGAAACCTCGGAACCCGAAGCCTTCACCGGCCTCGCCCCGCGCTACGATGACCTCTCCGCCGAGAACGGGGAGAACATCATAGACGCTCTTGGATCAGGTTCTGACAATGGTTCCATCTGGCTGGTTTGCTGGTCCCCGAACACCGTCCACGGCATCGTGCCGAAAGGCTCGAAGGCTGGTCTGTCGGTCCGCGACCTCGGTGAGGTCACGCTCGAAGACGCCTCGGACGGCTCGAACACTGGCCGCATGCAGGCATACCGCACCCACTACCGTTGGGATGCCGGTCTGACTGTCCGCGACTGGCGCTACGTTGTACGCATTGCGAACATCGACCGCTCGGACCTGTCCGCAGACGCATCGACCGGTGCGGATCTGAACGACCTGATGCATCAGGCCCTGACCCAGATCCCCAACGCGCGTTTTGGCCGTACCGCTTGGTACATGGACAAGACCATGCTGGCCTACCTGCGCCGTCAAACCGCCAACGCTGTCTCGAACTCGACCCTGTCGATGTCCGAAGTCGGCGGCACTTGGCAGACCTCGTGGGGCGGGTTCCCGATCCGTCGCTGCGACGCCCTCGCCACCAACGAAGCTCAGGTCAGCTAAGACTGACTTCACTGAAGGAGTGAAACTATGATCATCGACGAACGTCTTGAGATCAGTGATGCAGGCACTCTGGCGACCGCCACCGGTCGCGCCCTGCACGGCGACGTGATCGACCTCGGAGACCCCGCAGGCGATCTCGGCACTGGCGAGCCGCTCTACCTCGTTATCGTGGTCTCGACCGCTGTCACCTCTGCAGGTGCGGCGACCGTGACCTTCGAGGTCGTGTCGGACGCGGCAGCCGCCATCGCAACTGACGGCTCTGCTACCAGCCACGCCGTCACCGCAGCCATTGGCAAAGCGACCCTTGTCGCGGGCTACACCCGCGTCATCCCGCTGCCGCCGATGCAGAACGCCGAGCGCTACCTCGGCCTGATCAGCAACGTGGGCACTGCTGCCCTGACTGCTGGTGCGATCGACGCGTTCATCACGTCGGACTATTCGGCGTGGAAGGCTCACGCGAACAACGCTGAATAAGCGCGCGTAACCCAGAGAGCGGCGGCCCTCCCCTCCGCCGCTCTCACCTCAACAACCCTCTGAAGGAAGACACCGATGCCAATCTCTGTGAAATTCGATAAGAACGGCTTCCACCACCCGATCTACGGGCGCATGGGCCGTGGCCGCTTTGCCGGTATGGTCTACATCCTGCCGGAAGAGTTCGCCGCCAAAGGTATGCTGCCCTCGACCGCTGTGATCCTCGAGTCCGATGAGGCCGAAGAGGTGCTGGAAGAGACCGGACAGCGTAAGGCGATCAAGCCCGCTGTCCTAGACGCCGAGCGCTACGAGCGGGTCATAAAGACGAAGCAGCCGAAGGCTAGCGGCAGCAAACACCCGAAACTAACCTGATAGGATACGGGCATGGCCTCTGAAGCCCAGATTGCAAAGCTGGCTCTGCAGCACCTCGGTGATCGTTATGACATCACCAGTTTGGATGAGGCCTCGCCCGAAGCCGAGCAGGTCAATCTGATCTTTGAAGACGTCAGAGACGCGATGCTGCGGTCCCACCCGTGGAAGTTCGCCGTCAAGCAGACGTCTCCAAGCACACTGGTTGGGACCGTACCCAACCAGTGGGATTACATGTTCGTCTACCCGTCCGACGCGCTGAAGGTGTTGAACATCGTCAACCCCTTTGGCCGAGCCGAAAAGCCTATCAAGTTCGACGTCATGCTTAACAGCACAGGAACCAAGGTTCTGGTGTGCGACCTTGAAGAGCCGGAGTTCCGGTACATCTCCAAGGTCACCGACACGGGCATGTTTGATCCCGCCTTTGTCATCGCCTTCGCCTACCGTCTGGCGGAGAACCTTGCCATCCCCTTGACTGGCGACACCGCGCTACGCGATAGAATGCGGGCGCTGGCTGACGCCGAGACCTCGGCTGCAATGCGCGAGAACGCAAACGAAGGGGTCGAGGAAGAGATCTTCCGCGACCCTGACTGGATCACTGCGAGGGCCTGATGACCAAACTCATTCAACCGTCAATGGCAGGGGGCGAGGTGTCCGCTGCCATCGGTGCGCGCGTCGATCTGGCAAAGCGGTCCATCGCCGTCGAGATCGCAGAGAACTTCCTCACGCAGGTGGCGGGTGGGATGGAGAGCCGAGGCGGGCAGGAGTTCGTCGCCCGATGCAAGGGCACCACCGCTGTCCGCATCTTCGAGTTCGAGTACAACATCGACCAGACCTTCGTCATCGAGATGGGCGAGCAATACGCGCGCTTCCACACGAACGGCGGGCAGATATTGGACAGCTCGACGGGGGCCACGATCTCGGCTGCAACGCAGGCAGATCCTGTCGTCGTCACCAGCACTGGGGCGCACGGCTACCTGAACGGGGAAGAGATCTTCATCGGCGGCATCGTCGGCATGACGCAGCTCAATGGCCGCAACTTCAAGGTCGCCAACGTCACCTCGACCACCTACGAATTGCAAGACCTGAACGGCGTCAACGTCGACGGCACCGGCTATTCGACCTACACCTCCGGCGGTTCGTCCTTCAAGGTTTACGAGATCGTCACGCCCTACGCGGAGGCTGATCTGTTCGGCATCAGCTACGCCCAGTCGGGCGACGTTATGACCTTGTGTCACCCAGACTACGCCCCCCGCGAACTGATCCGCGTTGCCAACGACCAATGGACCCTGAGCGAGATCTCGTTCGAGCCGCAGCAGCCATTCCCGACAGAGCTGTCCGCGACGTGCAATACCAGCGCCACCACGGTGCTGGTGTCCGCGATCACACGGGCAGACCCCTGCGTCGTGACGACGAGTACCTCCCACGGCATCCTAGCAGGGGCCATCGTCCACCTGACGGGCATCGTCGGCATGACGAACCTAAACCACACGCTGTTCAAGGCATCTGCGGTCACTGGCAACACCATCACCCTCGCCAATGTCGACAGCGGCGTCGAGGTGGACAGCACTGGCTTCCCTGCCCGCACGTCTGGCGGCACCATCGAGGTCGCCGTCGCACCTCGGCAGTACACCGTCACCGCGATCAATAACGACACTGGGGAAGAGAGCCTTCACTCTTGCGACGTCAGGCAGATCCTGATCGCTAGCATCACGCAAGCCAGCCCCTGTGTGGTCACCACCATTGGCGGCCACGGCCTACGAAACCTAGACGAGATCGAGATCGAAGACGTCGGCGGCATGACCGAGCTAAACGGCGGGCGCTTCAACGTCATCTGGATTAGCTACACCAGTTTCAGTCTGCAAAGGCTGGACAACACAGAGGTCGACAGCACGGGGTACACCGCCTACACGTCTGGCGGGGTCGTGGAGCCGCTCTTCACTGAGGTCATCTCCAGCGCCGAGACTAACTGGAACAACAGCCTGTCTTGGGCTGCGGCTGACGGGGCGTCAGAGTACAACGTCTACGCATCCAGCAACGTGGGCCAGTTCGGCTACATCGGCACGACGACTAAGAACCGCTTTGATGACCGGTACATCGAGCCAGACTACACCGTCGTCCCGCCGCACCGCCGGAACCCTTTCGATGACCCAGCGGCGACCGGCAACTACAACCCAAGCGCGGTCGGGTTCTTCGACCAGCGCCGCATCTTCGGCAACACGAACACCAACCCGAACCGTTTTTTCATGACGCAGATCGGGCACCTGTACAACTTCAGCCGATCGGAGCCGACCGCAGACGACGACGCGATCATCGGCTCGATCATCGCTCGCCGGATCAACTCGATCCGGCACATCGTCCCCCTCACTGACCTGATCGTCTTTACCAGCGGGGGCGAGTACCGGATCACTGGCGACCCGACGCTGACCCCGTCCAGTCTGAAGATCAAGCCGCAGAGCTATTACGGCTCGACCACCCTCCGCCCCATTGTGGCAGGCGAGGTCGGCCTCTTTGCCAGCGCAGGCCGGTACATCCGCGACTTCACATACCAGTTCGCCGACGACAAGTTCGTTGGGCGCGACGTCACTGTCCTCGCCCGCCACCTCTTCGACAGCTATGATCTGGTCGACTGGGACTTCGCCCCAAGCCCGAATAGCGCTGCGTGGATCGTCCGCGATGACGGGATGATGCTGGGGCTGACCTACAACCCAGAACAGGACGTCTACGCATGGACGCGGCACAGCACTCGGGGCAGCTACAAGTCTGTTTGCGTCGTTCGAGAGGGCAGTTACGACGTGCCCTATTTCGTCGTCGAGCGGAGTATTAACGGAACACCGGTGCAGTTTATCGAGCGGCAAGCCCCCCGCCGGTTCTCCGATCTGGCCGACGCCTTCTGCGTCGACGCTGGCCTGACCTTGGACGCTCCGATCGCGATCACCGGAGCGACCGCTGCTAACCCTGTGGTCATCACTACATCGGCGGCGCACGGCCTGACCGATGGTGACACCGTGGACATCAGCGGCATCTTTGAGGCCGACGCTACAACGACCCAAGGCAGGGTGACGTCGGCGGATTACAACGGCACTGGCTACACCGTAGCCAACGCGACGGCGACCACCTTCGAGCTAGAGATCGAGGGCGTGGGGGTCGATGGGTCTGGCTACGCTGCGTACTCTTCCGGCGGCGTTGCTAGAGAGGCGGTCACTACACTCTCAGGTCTATGGCATCTAGAAGGTGAGACAGTGGTGGCCGCCGCTAACGGCTACGCAGAGACCGGCCTTGTGGTGTCTGGCGGACGGGTGACCCTGTCAGCGCCAGCTAGCCGCGTCCATGTCGGACTGCCTTACACCTGCCGCCTGACGACCCTCCCACTCTCGACCTATGCAGAGGGCGGACAGCCGGTGCAGGGGAGAGCCAAGAACATCAGCCGCCTGACTGTGCAGGTCGAGCGGACAATGGGTATGTGGTACGGACCAGACGTTGATCACATGCGGGAAGCCAAGTTCGGCCTGCCCAGCCTCTACGGCCAGCCCCTTGCGATGGTGACTGATGACATTGACGTGACAATGAAGGGGGACTGGGGTAAGCGTAAGCAAATCGTGATCGAGCAGAGGTCGCCGCTCCCCATGACAATCTTGTCCCTGATCCCAGAAGTGCAGGCAGGAGGTAACTGACATGCCGTTTTTTCTTGCTCCCCTCTTCGCAGCAATGGCAGCCCAGCCGCTCGTCGCTCTCGGCGTGGGGCTGTCGGCTGTAGGGGCCGCGCAGCAGGCCTCCGCCCAAAAGAAGCAGGCGCAGTACCAATCACAGGTCGAGCAGAACAACGCCATCATTGCCGAGCAGAACGCGATGGATTCCATCAGGCGGGGCGCGGTCGAGAGCGCCAAGCACGGTGTCCGCATCCGGCAGACCTATGGCTCTGCCAAGGCTGCCGCCGCCGGTTCCGGCATGGACGTCACCGTCCAAGGAGAGGTCGCTGCCAAGCTCCTGCGAGACATCACCACCGCAGGTGCATATGACATGGCTACCATCCGGCACAACGCATCAATGGAGGCCCGCCGTGCGATGATCCAGAAGGATCAGTTCACCGCGCAATCACGGCTGTTCGACTTGCAAGCGTCCAGCATCAGCCCGATGATGGCTGGCCTAAGCGCCGGACTCGGCGCAGCCGTTCAGAGCGACTTGATCTAAGGAGGCCGAGATGGTCCGCATCCCAACCCCCGACCTCCAAGGCGCACAGCGTATCGGCGCAGGGCAGGCTGCCGCTGCAGACACGCCCTACTCGAACTTGCGGATGCCGGATCTCGGCCAGCGCGGGCGCGACATGAGCGCCCTAGGCAGCGCTGTCGGCATGGTCGGGCTGGCCCTCGAACAGAACAAGCAGGAGGCTCTCAGCCTAGACGCGCAGCGCGAGATCAACGCCTTCAACAGGCATATGCAGAACCCCGATAGTGGATACGCCTCCCAGTTCGGCGTCGACGCTCTTGGCGGCGCGGACCGCACATTCGCGACCTTCGAAGAGTTTCATGCAGATTTGGTGGCGCGATACCGTGAACGCGGTATGTCAGACGATGGGGTGTACACCCTAGAGACGGCGCTTCAGAGAAACGGTGCGACGTTGTACTCGTCCGCTGCCGGTCACGAACTGTCTCAGGGTACGTCAGCGATCTTGCAGGGCTACTCAGCATCGATTGGCAACGCCGTATCCTCAGTCGGTAACCCACTGACCTATGACCTGAACACTGCCGTCAGGGCGTCCGAGACCGAGGGCGTCTTTGAGGGGACGTTCACCGCTGCCCTTGAGAGCGTCACCAACAACGTCAACGCCATCGCAGATCGCTCAGGACTGACGCCAGAGGCGCGGTCTGGGCTGCTGCGTGAGCAGACCACAGCACTGGTCACCAGCCGCGTCGGAGGTCTAGTCCAGCAGGAAGAGCCTCGCGCAGCGGAGAGCTTCCTGCGGCAGGCCAACGCTGCTGGGCTGATCGACAGCGACAGGTACAACTCCGTCATGAATGTGCTGGACGGCGAGATCGTCAACGTCGAGTCTGTCCGTAATGCGGTGGAGGCCATCGGTCTGGATGCCACGGCCAGCCTCAACTCCGCGATTGAAGGCGCAGCGCGAGACCCCGCACAGCGAGGTATGCAGCCGCGCTTTTCATCCGCCATGACTGACTTCATGGCAGCCGCGCAGAGCGAGGCTGGCATGCGGGTCACTATCGCCAGCGGCTACCGAACACCAGAGCGGCAGGCAGAGATCATCGGGGAACACATGGCCGAGTATGGCTTTAGCCCTGACGAGGTCGTCAAGTGGTATTCGGACATCGAGACGATGGGTGCCACGCGAGCGGGCATGGAGTGGGAGAGCCGTATCGAGGCCTCCGGCATGACCGCAAACATCGCCCTGCCGAATCGGTCATTCCACCAGCATGGGGTCGCAGCGGACATCTCGGTCAACGGAAAATCACTCGCTAACGCCACCGAGGAAGAGATCAACTGGCTCCGATCCAACGCTGGCAGATTTGGTTTGACCATCCCGATGGACCATGAAGACTGGCACGTCGAGCTTGCTGGCGTCCGCGATGGGTCCGTCCCGACAAACAGCGGCCTCGACACGATCCTAAACCTGCCGACGGACACTGACAGGGACCGGCGGATCTTCCTTGCGTCGCTGGAGCAGTTTAACGGCATCAACGCGCAGATCGCCGTCGCCCGCAACCGCATCACCACTGACTACGCGAACGATCGGATGTCTAGCATGATCGAGATGCGTGATCAGATTATGCTGGGTGAGATGCAGTTCTCTGACTTTGTCCCCTTCAGCGACGAGATCTCTATGGACTCTCCCGTGATCGACATGGTGCGGCAGTACTTCGAGGTTATCCGCTCCGGCGCGAACGTATCCACCGACACAAGCAGTGGGTCGGCCTATAGCATGATGGTCGACGCTATTTCTAATCCTGACAGGGGGGCTGGCGTGGTGGCGCTGACCT